ATGACCCGCGCCAAGCTCGCACTAATCAAGATATGCGCCCTATTATCACCTGACCTTGCAGCAATTGTGCTGGTGCTGTCTATCACGGCTTGGAGCTACATCTATGCGTGATAGCCTCATCTTCTGCCCTGCCCTACTTGATGCCTTCGCCAGTGTTGGAATGACTTACCCCGAAAGGGGTATGGTTGCTGGCAAGCTGTCTAGGTTTTCCACTAATGGCAAGCCTCATGATGCCGCTGGCTGGTGCAAATTGTATGCCGATGGCTTAGGGGCTGCGGTGGTCTAAAGTTCCAAGTGCAACACTAAATTTTTAAGAGAGGCTGATTGGTAGCCTCTTCAAATGTTAACCCGTCAAGCATGTGTGTCCAGACCTCATTTGGCGAGCGTCCTTTTAAGGTGACACGGGGACGTTCGTTTAACTCCATGGCAATACGGTGAAGTTGATATTGCGTTAGCTCTGACATATCCATTCCTTTCGGTAAATATTGACGCAATAAGCCATTGGTATTCTCGACACCGCCCCGTTGCCAGGGACTGTGCGGGTCGCAAAAATAGACTTTGATTCCCGTTGCATCGCTTATCCGTTCGTGCTCCGCCATTTCGGAACCTTGATCGTATGTCATGGTGAGACATGCCCCCACCGGCATCCTTTTCAAGACACTCGCAAAACCCTGATAGGCAGAGTAAGCGTCACGCCGCTCTAATTTAATCAGGCTTACGCGACGACTCGTCCGTTCATACAAGACACCAACGGCACCAGGTGAACTTTTACCGCCAAGCAGCAAATCGCCCTCAAAATGACCAAGACGAACGCGCAAATCAGCCTCTTCCGGGCGGGCATGAATCAACTCTTTAATCCATGTCTTTCCATTGCCTTGGGTGCTGCTTTTGCGCTTCTTCCCTTCCTGCCGCAAATTGCTAACGATTTGACGTTTCAATTCGCCCTTAGGCAAAAGGTAGATGTGGTGATAGATCGTTGTATGTGACACTTGATAATCCGGAGTATCTGGAAATGCTCTTTGCAGCCATAAAGAAATCTGATTGGGCGACCAGGCCCGCTCTAGCTTAAATCTTACTTTAGCCCATAATCCTTCCGCATAGCGCGAGGCTAACTTACGCGGCCTTCTGGCTATGCGACGATTCTGGTGCGCTCTCTGATGCGCATGAATAGGTCTGTATTGACCATGCTCATCACAACTTCTTTTAACCTCTCGGCAAATCGACGTTACATTGCGCCCCAGTCGCCTGGCTATCTCTCGTTTGCTTTGTTTCTCTTGCAACTGCCTGGCGATAAATTCTCGTTCTAGCTCTGTTAAATGCGTGTAGCTCATAGGACACTCCTGTTTGTATAAATTCTACAGAAGTGTTGCACTTGTTATTTTAGACCGCCTGCCTTTGGCTGTAACCGTGAAGGCACTTCATATATATGGCAACTGAGAAACGCGAACGCGCCAGCGCCAAGCCCATCCGAGCGCATGGCCGCCAAATCAAAAGCAGACGCAATGCGCAAGCAAGCCGATATTGAACAGGCCGCGCAATATGCAAAGGCTGCCGAAAATGCTTTGCTCATCTACAGCAAGACTATAGACATAGACCCACAACACAATTACATCACGAAGAAGAAAATCAACCCGTACCATGCGCGCCAAGATAATCAGGGTTCTATTGTGCTGCCTGTATTCGCAGCCAATGGCGAATTGCAGAGCTTGCAAACCATTCAACCCGATGGCGCAAAGAAGTTTCTGTATCAGGGAAAAATGAAGGGAGGCCGCCTATTTATTGGCGAGCCTGCAAACGGGTTGCCGCTGGTGCTGGTGGAGGGCTGGGCTACTGGCTGCAGTATTCATGAAGCGACCGGACAAACTACTGTAATTGGTTTTTCTGGCGGCAATCTGGCGACCGTGGCCGCTGAGCTTCGCGCTAAGTTTCCCGACTCCCTGTTAAGCGTGGCTGGCGACTTGGACACCCACGGCAAGGGCTTAGAGTATGCGCAAGCTGCTGCTGCCGCTGGTTCGCCTGCCTTGGTAGTGCTGCCTGCTTTTGGCGACGGTAGAGAGTCGGGAGATTTTAACGACTTAGCTCAAAGTGACGGCCTCGAAGCGGTAAGCCTGCAATTATCCACACCGCGGGCCACAGCCTCAGACGAGATTGCGCCCTTCATTCAACCAGCACTGTATAGCTGTGATGCCAGAGACGGCACAGCGACCACGCGACCACTTACCGAGCTTGGCAACTCACAGCGCTTACATGATATGGCTGGCAATCGGCTTAAGTACATTCACGACACGCAAGCCTGGATTATCTGGAATGGTTCATCATGGACTTGGAACGGTGGCGACGGTGTGCGTGCCATGGCTGCCAAGCTACCCGCCAAGATTTACAGCGAAGGCTTGGAGTACACAAACGACGCTGAATATTTTGCCAAGTGGTCTAGGAAATCGCAAGAAAAAAGAACAATAGATGCTGCCGTTTCCATGCTGTCGGACTTTCCAGAAATCCGCCTGCCACAAGCAAATATTGACGCTGACCACTTCACTATAGGCTTTAACAATGCCACTCAATTAATTAACCTTCGCAACGGTTCTGTGCGCACTGCTACGCCCTCGGATTACATTACACAAAGCTTAGGCGCGCAGTCAATTGGAGACGCTGGCAAGGCCGTTAGGTGGACTCAGTTCTTAAGCCAAGTATTCAATGAAGACCAAGAACTAATCGACTGGATACAAAGGTTTTGCGGTTATCTTTTGACGGGCTCAACGCAAGAACAAATATTTTTGTTTTGCTTTGGACATGGGGCAAATGGTAAGAGTGTGTTTATCGAAGTCTTAAAGCACATCATAGGCGACTACAGTCGCGCCATTGCGTCCGAAACACTAAGCGAAAGCAAGCGGGCCGCTGGTGGTGCAACGCCTGACCTTGCCGCCTTAATCGGTGCGCGCTTGGTTATCTGTTCTGAGACCGAAGACAATACCGCCCTAGCAGAATCACTTGTTAAGAGTTTGGTATCTGGCGACAGTATGGCGGTTCGACAGCTATACGCGGCCCCTGTGCAATTTACGCCTAACTTCAAGCTGGTAATGGCTGGCAATCATAAGCCAGTTGTGCGCGGCAATGATAACGGTATCTGGCGACGGGTTAGGCTTATTCCATTTAGCCGCACCTTCGCACCTGGTGAACGCGACCCGCACTTACTTGGCAAGCTAAGGCAAGAAGCCCCGCACATATTGGCGTGGATGGTTCAGGGTTGCATAGACTGGCAGCGACAAGGCTTAGCCGATACTCCCGCAACGATTAGCCAAGCGACAGATGCTTACCGCGAAGACCAAGACCTAGTAGGCGCGTGGCTCGGTGAATGTACATCATCCAGCCAGCACAGTGAGACGCTATCACCAGACCTATACGCCAATTACAAGATGTGGAGCCTAGACAACGGCCTGAAGCCTGCCAGTGCAAAGCTACTAGGTAGGCGATTAAGTGAGCGCGGCTATAATTTGCGGCAATCGCATGGTAAGCGTATCTGGTGCGGAATAAGCCTTACTGACTCACGCCATGACTGTGGTGCTGGTGTTTATGCGGATAGGAGAAATGCCCACTAGTGGCTTTAATCAACGCTTATCTATTGGGCGGGTGCGCATGGTGCGCATAGGAGGCTGTTTTCATAAACTCTCCATACATTCGTTTCTAGAGAAAGTTTTGAAAATAGCCCTCTAAGCGCACCATCCGCACCCGAATTGTTTTTAGACGTGACGAACTAACTGATAGATGCCCTCAAATCTGAATAGACCTCGTGCCTATCTGTGACTGGCTTGCATGGCGCAGGGGTTGGCACTGGCTGGCATGGGTAGCCTATCAAATTGATGCTAGACCTTCCAAAGGGGTAGGGGCGGGTAAAAAGTCCGGAGCACTAGCAGAACCAAGACCACCTGTTCTCGCACGCGCAGATTTTATTCCCCTTTGGGCTTTTGTTAATACCGAAATCAAACCTTTTTAAGCCAGATTCACGCCCGTTTCTCCTATGAGAGAACCTATTTTTTACCAAGTTTGATTATGGTTAATTCAAACGCCATTTGCTGATTAACCGAGGAAGCCAGATGTTAATGCATGTTAAGCAGGTTAATCAATGAAATAAGATTAATCGTATAAATGATTTACACCATTTACGCAGATGACTGTTAAGAATCAAGGAAGCCAGCGAAAAATTGAGCCGTCTAAAATTAAGCCGATTGCCCGCCCTCAACTTGAGGCTAGGGCGAGATTGCAGGTCTGCCCAAATCTGGACACACCCCACTTGCGAACCCTCTGCGGGGGACGGGCTCAAAATTGCGCTTGTTCTCGCAGCGCAGAATTGCGCCACCAGATACCGCCCATAAAATTTACAGACCCTCAGACTGAGGTTCACGCGCCCTATTCTGGGCTGGTTGGAGCTTAACCTTGCATTGCGAACGCATACCGAACGCAATCGAACACCTGTTGAACTACTGAGCTAAAAGTTTAGCCTAGTCACCCCGACTTACCCCGACCCATCGAGAACCCCGAAACAGGTGTATCGAGCGCCTGCCCACTCAAAAGGTTGGACGTGTATTTATTGGCGCTGCCCCGCAAATCCTACACCAGCCCTACACGGGACATTATTGAGAGTCCAGACGAACAAAAGGGCTACAAGCCTAAACTTGTAACCCTTTGATTTTACTGCGAATTCGGTGGGGTGGACGATGGGGCTCGAACCCACGACAACAGGAATCACAATCCTGGACTCTACCAACTGAGCTACGACCACCACTGAAATCTTCTTAGCTGCGTCGCAACTAAGAGATGCAAATTATACGAGGCTTTGGAATTTTTGGCAAATACTTTCTGCATTTATGCCTCACATTCCTCTAGGCACTCACTCCGGCGCCAGGGTTTGATGGGCCGGATGGGTAATCAAATGCATCTCGTGATCCTGTGCCGATTGCTGTACGCGCAACATCGCTTCAAGTAATAACTCAGGATTGCCGGCAGCCAACTTCTTAGTATCGGATAAAGTCTGGCGGAAGGCGCGGGCACCGATCATCCCCATGGTCAAGCCCAGCATATGGCGGGTAATACCGTTTAGCTTCAACCCCTTGCCATCTTTGCCTTGCTCAATCAATTGTTGCCGGATATACGGCAGCATTGCCATGATCACTTCCTCACGGGTTTTCACCGGACTATCGTCACCGTAATAGCGCGCATCAAAACTGGCCATCAAATAAGGATTATGGTAAGCCTCGCGCCCCAACATCACGCCATCGACATGCTGCAAATGCAGATCAATCTCGGCAGTGGTCTTGATACCGCCATTGATCAGAATTTCGAGTTGCGGAAAATCTTTTTTGAGCTGATAGGCATAATCGTATTTCAACGGCGGAATCTCGCGATTTTCTTTCGGCGTAAAACCTTTCAGGATCGCATTGCGTGCATGCACCACAAAAGTGGAGCAACCGGCATCGGCAACCTGCCCGACAAAATCACGCACAAAATCGTATGACTGCACATCATCAATACCGATACGGTGCTTAACCGTCACATCGATACTCACTGCATCGCGCATCGCCTTGACACAATCGGCAACCAAACCAGGCTCAGCCATCAGGCAAGCGCCAAAAGCGCCCTTCTGCACCCGCTCTGACGGACAACCGCAGTTAAGGTTAATTTCGTCGTAACCCCATTTCTCGCCTAGTTTCGCGCTATATGCCAGATCCGCCGGATCACTACCACCTAACTGCAAGGCCACCGGATGCTCTTCCTGGCTAAAGTCAAGCTGGCGAGCCACATCCCCATGGATCAGCGAGCCTGTCGTCACCATCTCTGTGTACAGCCAGGTATGGCGACTGATGTAGCGATGAAACAGACGGCAATGCCTGTCGCTCCAATCCATCATCGGGGCTACAGATATTCTTCTACGGGGTATGGCAGGGGTTTTGTCTATGACAGAGTTCATTTATTTACAGTGCAACCTTAGTAAATCTTAATCAAATTTATGCTATTTTATCGGCTCATTACGGATTTATTACGGATTTACGGAGCGCTTAATGGCAAGAGTTGTTCAGAGGGGTTTATCTTGGGTTGCTGACGTTCGCAGGAAAGGGCATAAGTCTATCAGCAAATCATTCCCAACCAAAGGTAAGGCGCAAGTGTGGGCGCGGGAAATTGAAGCACAGATAGATGCACTTCAATTTAAAGACGCGCGCGGTCTGACCGGAATCACAGTTGCGCAATTGATTGAAAGGTATATCCAGGAGATTGGCGGCCTCACCCCATTTCGATATACCAAGACCGCCACCCTCAATACATGGATCAGAACGCATGGACATTTAACGCTAGCGGAGCTCACCGCAGATTGCCTGATTGAATGGACCACCAGGCGTGCAAAGGACGTCACCGGTGCCACCATTGCGGTTGATTTGGCATATTTAGGCGTGGTACTTAAAACCGCAAAAGAACTATGGCGCTTACCGGTAGACGACACAATTACCAGTACCGCCAGGAGGAGTCTTAAATATTTAGGTGTATCGGCAAAGAGTAAGCATAGGGAGCGCCGGCCAACGACCAAAGAGATCGATGATATTTGCCTATTCTTTACTAGCAAGCGTAAGCAAAAGGTGCCAATGGAAGATCTCATCCTGTTCGCGATTGAGACGGCAATGCGCCTGGGCGAGATCCTGCGCTTGCGCTGGGAGGATATCAATCACGAAGACAAGACGATCATTATCAAAGACCGAAAACATCCGACCGAGAAGGAAGGCAACGATCAGGAGGTACCGTTACTTGGCGCCGCTTACGAGATCGTCATGCGGCAGAAGAAAACTGACGAGCGGATATTCCCAATCACAGAAGGAACTCCGAGCAGCCTATTCCCCCGGGCATGCAAAGAACTGGGGATTGTAGATTTGCGTTTTCATGACTTACGCCATGAAGGCGTTAGCCGCTTCTTTGAACAGAAATACTCAATCGAGCAAGTCGCCCTACTCTCTGGTCATCGGGATTGGAAGATGCTGGCACGATATACCCAGGTGAAAGCTAAGGATTTGCATAGGACATACCCAAAATGACGAAATCAAAAGGCTCGCTTAAGACCGCACTGCCCTGCTACGCTCCTCGTACATTCCGGTGATGCAGCGGGGTATTTTTAAAGTTACGCCAAAAGCTACGCTGAAATTACTAAAAAATATAGATAAGTGACCCGGACGAATTAAGAGCGAGGTAAAACTTCGATCATTGCCACTGAAATGAAAAGCAGCATCGACGTCAGGCTATCCTGCCTTCTAGATACACAATCGCAACCATTAATGATTCAGAAGAAAATATTGATAAAAATAGTAGATAACTGCATCAATTCATCAGTATAAACGCAAGAAAACATTGCCAAACATTAAATCTTTACCAAACGCCGATAACGATTGATACAATGCAAACACTGTCTAGCTTGTGACGATTTTTTAGTTCTGATTGAATATCCATTTCATTACTGAAAAGCTTAGCTAAAAAGGGTTTCAAGCGTTTCGTGCCGAGAGCGTCCCGAAATCATGGTCACTTGGGCCTCTGATCTCGGAATCGGACTCTTGGCAGAAAACTGGTCGTGCGACTTAATCATCAGTAAGCTACCAATCGAAACGGGTTCTATAAGCGAAACGAGCTCCTGCCAGAGCAGATCAAGCTCAATCTGAACATCCCTAGCTACGGTCTATGGTGTGTAGCCTTTGCAGGCACGAGCATCTATTCCAAGTTCAATGGCGTCCGAACAACGATCTGCGCGCAGAATCGAAACAGATGAAGTACAGAAAACTAATTAAGTAGCCGTCAGTAAATTCTCGTCATGAATTTCCGCTTCTTACAGAGCGGATAGAAAAGACAATTGACATCAACGGATGGGGCGACCTTGATTGTTTCTCGCTGAGAGCGGCCCGCTAATTAAGTAAGCGCTGGCGATCTCCATGTCGTGCTTATCTTCAGTCACTGCAGTTCGCTGGCGAAGCGTTAACACGATATCATGACGGTCGCGTAAATAAGCGCTCTTCTACGTTTAGCAATCCCGTGTGGCGCTGCACAATTCAACGTTAGGTAGGCTGAAATTATGATAAGGAGCACTATTTTGGAAGGAAAAAATCGAACTCTCTGGGTGGACGCATTAAAATTTCTGGGCATTTTAGCAATTTACACAGGACATTTCGGATCGTCGGCTGGCCGATTGCACCTCTTTGTATTTCAATACCACGTTCCACTCTTCTTCTTTGTATCTGGATTCTTCGCTACGAGCAATCAAAGATCTACTCTTAATTTCATCAAGGCCAAGACTATCCAGTTGATGGTGCCATACGCTGTTTTCTCGGTTGTTGCACTATCTTATTTTTCTTTAGTAAATAACTGGAATTCCAATCAGATCCTTGAAACTGCGAAACCATTTCTTTTTGGAATTCGAAATCAACTCGCCGCGAATTCCTTATGGTTCATTCCCTGTCTTTTCATTGTTTCCATCATTCACTATCTGGTAATGAAAATCTCAAAAAGACATATTGTCTCTATTTTAGTTTCAATTATTTTTTTCATTGGTTGCCAATCCTTATTGCCAAATAACCCAATCCAAAAGCCGACATGGGTTCTGAATTTAGACAGCGCACTCTACTACTATTTGTATTTTGCAATTGGGGCTGCATTCTTCCCGATCCTAGCTACACAAACAGAATCTGCACTGTCGCGGCGGCTTTCCGGTACAGCTTCGTTTTTCGCTATTATCTTCGCAAGTGTCCTGTTTTTCGAAGGTCCTGAGTATTTCTTGGGGAAAATATTTTCCTATCTACCCTGGTTAGGTAATTTTGGAACTCAAGTAAATCTATATTTGTACATTCCGATCTCGGCACTGATCTTAATATACGCCAACATCGCGATCGCCAAAACGATCAGTAGTATTCAGATATTTCAAAATTTAGGGCAAGAAACCCTAGCACTGTGTGGCACCGAGAATGTATTCAAAGATTTTCTATCACAAGCAGCAACTTTGTTTGGCATATCTATTAACCTTTCAAATCCGTTAATCACATTGGTCTACGCATGCCTTTGTCTCTTTGGTTCATATTATTCATTCGTTCCGCATGTAAATAGACTGATTGATAAGCTGAAGAGGTCAGTGCGTTTGGCGACCTAACATCAAATTTAAGACTGGCAGCAAAGATCATTTTCTGTTGCAACTCAAGGCAAAGGGGTTGCACGCTGTTTCGCACGCTAAAACAACCCCACGGGATCAAGTGACCGATCCCAGCTGTAAATAATCACCTCAGAGCGCTCGACGGTCTTGGCTCCTCCCCCTACGCAATACTTTATCGGCACGGTATCAATCTCGAAGCCGGCGAAGATGCGTAGGATCTCCGGATGATGGTTTAGGCTGATGATTGCCTTCCCTTTCATCTTGCGCAGCATGTCCGCCATTTTTTCGTACTGCTCGATGCCAAAATCGACGCCATAGCCTTCGGTTTCCCAATACGGCGGGTCCAGGTAAAAGAAAGTGTGCGGGCGGTCGTATTTCTCCATCAATTTGTACCAGTCCAGATTTTCAATCAAGGCGCCAGACAAACGCAAATGGGCGGCCGAGAGATTTTCTTCTATGCGTAGCAAGTTGATCGGTGGTGCGGTGGTCGCGGTACCAAAGCTCTGGTTATCGACCTTACCGCCGAAGGCGTGCTGCTGCAGGTAAAAGAATCTGGCCGCGCGCTGGATGTCGGTCATGGTTTCCGGTGGCGTGTCTTGCAGCCACTTGAAAACGTCACGACTAGACAGCGCGTATTTAAATTGCCGCACAAACTCTTCCAGATGATTCTTGACGACCCGGTACAGGTTCACCAGTTCACCGTTGATATCGTTGATGATTTCGACCTCAGCCTGTGGTCGCATGAAATACAGCGCGGCACCACCGGCGAATACTTCCACGTAACAGCTATGCACGGGAAATTGCGGGATCAGTTTTTCGGCTAGGCGGCGCTTGCCACCTATCCAGGGAATAATGGGCATTGCCATAGAGAGACCTTTTTTAATGAATTTTCTCAGGCGAAGCGCTGAGAGCTATCGTTTTTCCTCGGCAACCGGCGGCGGCATTCCGGTCATACATAGCCAGGACTGCGCATAGTCGATGACGCCCTCTTCGCCCTTGATGCGTTCAAAACCCGCCAAGACAAAGCGGTCAGCCTGCATCCAGATAATGTGTGGCTCGAACAGGTACAACACAGGTGCATACGAGGATGCATTGGATTTATTGAATTGTGCAATACGCACGGTGCGGCGCAGGGCGATATCCATCTGCTCGACGATCTGCAACTCCCCGGTTTCGGGCAAGTTGTAGCGATCGAACAATGCCCGCTTAGGGATTTCGACGCCAGATTTGCGCATTTTGAAGAGATGGATATGCATCGCACAATACTGTATAAATAATCAGTATTATGCAGCAATTTCCATTTGCTTGGCAGGGGGTGGGGATAAAGGTTTTGCGATTAATTGATCAGCAGGATATTGCTGGAATTGTGCGGGTTGTTTAACAAGGACGTATGCGCTGTACGGAAAATGGTGCAATACGCTACGCTATTACACCCTACGCGCTGTCATAATACTCGTATGCGTTGCCGAGATGGCGGAATAGGTAGACGCACGGGACTCAAAATCCCGCGCTGCAAGGCGTGCCGGTTCGATTCCGGCTCTCGGCACCAACAGTATTCAAGGGGCTTACAGCGATGTAAGCCCCTTTTTACCTTGGTATAATTTATTTCCGCAAAATAGAATAATTTCCGCAAAAAATCAAAATAGTACGCAAATGTGGCTCCGAATTCGGGGCTATTTTTTTGCTTATTTGAAATAAATCCCCCTTCAAACTGCTTAAATATTAAGCAATCTAGATGCGACCACTGCCAGCGCCACATTCGCTCAATTACGCGATCACTTAACCACAGATTCTGTTGATAACCTTCATTACCGTAACAACCCAATAGTTGCGCTAAAAGAAGCATTGCGTCACTTCGGTGCTATAGTGATATTTTTAAGATATTGGAATTTAATTAACATGGAGAAAATATGAACTTTCTTGAATTGAAACAGCAATACGAAAACTCCAAAAGACGAGAAGCTGAATGGTTGCAATCGTTATGGTTGGGCGCCAATGAATTGCTCACAGCGATTAAACTGGAGCTTAAATTATCGGAGCCACACCTATCCTCCGTTTACTTGGGGGCAATTCCCAATGGCGTAGGTAATGGAGCGATTAACGAGCTCACAGTGAATGATTTACAAGCAAACAGTGATGGTGTTTTCACTTTTTGCATCGTAATAGCGTTCGGGATTGGATCGACTGGCCCTTCTAAATTTAGCTACCAACACATGGGCGTGCGGTCAATACGGACCCATTTCGAATATGCCATTTGGGATAGCGAAAAGGCCCTATCGCAAGAACCTAACTGGATGAACCTACCACCAGACGAAGTCGCAATAAGAGTTTTAAAAGATTTTTCAACTTCTTTTAAATTTGACCCACAGAGCGGTTTTCATAATCGACCTAAATTGGGCGTTGCTTATTGACTTCCATAATCGATTTAAATTAAGCGTTGCCCCCCCGCCTTTTTGCTGATCAAGGAAAAATATGCTCCACCACGACGGCTACGAATTCCACGACATAGACAAAAAGCAATATCGCTATGTCGGGAAAATTGAAATCACGCCAAAGCTGGTCAAGTGGACTGCAGAACTAACAATCGATGATGCCAGCAAGGGAGCAATAAGCGGAGCGATATCCGGCATTGGCGATGACGAAGGACCGGTTCGACGCGCGGTCGACCTTACTGTAAAGGCCAAGATTCAATCGATGAATGGGCTGTAACTTAAAGTCAACAGCCCATAATTACCTCGAAGTCGTAAGATTGGGAAGCTAGCATAGGTTTTCAATGTTTATGCGGCTTTCAATCCTGTTTTAGTTCCGTAAAAATAAAAATAACTATACTTGTGTAGCCCCTTAAAATTAGAAGAATTTCAATTTTACGGAACTACTTTTAGGGATATTTTTACAAATTTTTCCTTTATCCCCGACTCTGAACGGGGACATCAAATACGCTTCCCGTTAAGTTGATCTGAGATTCGCCAAAGTATCGCCGAATATCCCCACCGCCATCGCCGTAAGCACGACCGACTTCTTCCATGGCGACAAGAACACCTGGAATCGATTTGTTGCGATCAAGCAATGGCATGGGCTTTTCATAATTTTCGTACATGCAAAGCTCATTTGTTGGTTCGAAGTTAAAATGCGTACGGCAGACAAGCGGCCTTACCTCATAAATAGTGCACGCTTGATCCGCTGATAGGAACGGGCATGGACGACTCGAATCTCGTATAGGGAAGGTGTCTTTATCCATGGTTTCCCGAAGACTCGGGATAGTGAGGCCATAAGTGCCGGCAATTAATTCTGCTTCTACTTGTTTGATCCAAACTCGACCATGGCAACAGTTTGCGCAGCCTTTCTGACATGCAACCAGATTCTTCGCTCCGGAAAAATAGCGCTCTACATATTCGTAAAGCACTTGCAAAGCTTTCAGTGTGCTAGTTTTGCATATTTTGCGAACGCGCTTTGATAGCTCCCCTTGTTCCCGCTCAAGTTTTACCGAAATCTTCCTTTGAAGCTTTTGCATGTTCGTCAAAGTATGAGGGAAGTTGTTCTTAATGCTCATCGTTTTCCTTATGTTTTCGAGGTATTATGAGCCGCACGATAATCGTTAAAAAATGCTTTCGCAGCATCGTTTGCAACGTGGTCAATATCCTTGCTCGGTTCGGCAGCTTCGCAGCATTCTGCATACTCTTGTGCTGGAGCTGGTATTAAATTTCCTGCCGCGTTGAATAATTCGTTTGCGCGATCAGATGCGTTTTTATAATTTTCCCTTAATTTGGACTTCGCACTTATAGCTTTTCTAAAAATGCGCGAAACCTATCTGCTTCGCCGTTCTTATCCAGCCCATCAATATGAAGTAGTGGAGCAAGATTGGAGCGTGTAAGCAAGATGCACCCATGTTCTATGGAACGACCAGCTACCTCTAGAAGCTGGTCTATGGTGACAGCCCATTTTTTCCATTGGCGCAGCTGCGCTTCCTTAAGCTGGTCAATGTTCAAAGGGCGAAAAGCCTTTATATTTTCTTGAAGCTGGACAATAAGGATGCGGTTTAGGTTGTTTTCTTGGTAAAGCGCCTCTACACCGTTGATAGCTACGTCCAATGTCGGAACGTACTGGGGTCTCGGCAGGTTTTTACCTGCCTTGACTTCCATGTCTTCAGCCTCCTGCGCTGTCGCTTCGCGCTGGAGTTGAAAGCGTCCAGACTGATTTTTGATGAATTGAGCCATCTGACGAGTAACTTGAACGGGAAGTTTGCCAGGATCTTGAAGAGCAGAACAATTTTTAAAAACCCAGTCAGCGCCTTTTTCTCCACCGCGCAACTGATCAATTTTCTCTTCAACCTCGTCCAGTTTAAACCATAAGTTCCACAAAAGTTCGCGATTTTCAACTGCATCCATGTCACGATCAAACTGACGTTTTACCTGCTCGAAATCAACACTGAAATATCGCTTCCCACAATCCTTACCAATGTTCGTTTCTTGTCCGTTCTCTGCCGTGACGATATACCCGTGATTGTGCATCGTATGGCAGTTTTTCAGTCCGCATCGCACCTGGTCGCCGAAAACATACCTGCCGATAATCGATTTCAAAGGGATTAGTATGGGGTCCAAGTCGGGGTTAAACCCGGCTCTTGTGGAAACGTCTTCCCACGTTTGAATGCGGACTAAGCCCTTGTCAGTATTCAGCGTAATCATGTGTTCCTAAATTTTTGTGAATGAATACGGATATCTTCTCATGTAACCACGTAGTGTCAATCAGCGATTTTTCCTCGATTATTCTCGAAGCTCAACGTAAAGGCCTTGCTTGTTTCCGTAGTCCCATGGATCCCCTCCTAATGTATCAAATCCAACATCCAGATCAGAGGAAACGCAAACATAGCCCTTGACCTTGCCAGGTACGCTATTCTCACTTTGCTGAAAATGTAAGCTATATTTTGAATATCCGTGTTCAATACACTCAATATTAGCTTTAGGTATTGAATGTTCTTTGCCTAAAATATCCACATAGGTCACGCACGACACATCACTGGAATTCCAGCTTGTATTCAATTTACCGTACACGTACTTAGCGTCAGAACTGAATGCAATCTTGGTCAGTTTGCAGAATTCATCGTCTACTTTTCTGCAATGGTTAATATTCGACATGTAATAGGTCTTTTTCACGATTTTTCCTTAGTTATTTTCGTTAGAACGTTTATCCGATTTGGCTATTGCTTCCTGCTCGCCATCCTTGCGATCCTTAGTTATTTTTGATGTAGATCCTTGGGCTTCACAATCTAAACATTCAACCCAATATACGCAGCCGCCCTGCCAATCTCCACCTTGCGTTACCTGACCTTACCACTGCAAAATGGGCAATTTTTCACGTTTTTCCTCTTACTTTTTGTCAGAATGAAATGCCGCCTTAACTAAGGCATCACGGTCTTTGGCCGCGTTCGCGTTGGTATTCACGCATTGGGCGAATGAGTCTGTATTAACCTTAAAGCCGTAGCGAAGGCATGATGTTTTAGCATCGTCAACATACGCCATTTCTTCGCTATCTTTATAATTTTTGTATGCCCCGTGGATGTCAGCACACCCAGATACAAAAACGGAAGCGACTAAGAAAACAAAGCCATTAAGTAGCCACGACGATAAATATTTCATATTTTTTCCCGTATTAATTAAATTTCAACGAAAGAATCATATCACTGCCATAAACATCTCATGCAATGTTTCTTGCTGCACATCAAGATAAGGCATGATGTGATCGAGTTCGCTATGCCCAGGTAGCTGACGAACGGTATCGAGACTCGCTCCATTTCGTAGCAAAACTTCGGCGACCAGAATGGCTAGAGCCTTGTTTTATGCCTGCCTTCTGATAGACGTCGGTGATCCAAGCCTGCAAGCTGTCGCAAGCCAAGTAAACAACCCGCTCCCCTGCGTGGTTCTTACGCCGTTTGGTATTTAGATAGAACTTGCTGCCCTTATGCCTCAAAATCAAGGGCGTGGCTGGCGACAATCCACGATACCTGTCGGCGGTCAGTTTAGTGCCAAGGCCACGCGCAATCCGAAAAGCAAGGTAACGCTCCAGCGCCGCGATCGTCTGCTTGTGCATCACGTAGATGCAGCGTTGGCGGCATCCTTTCGTAATCGCCGCTCTTAAACTGACTTCTAGCCTGGCGATGCCTGACGCAAATAATACGTCTTGCACCTCAATTTGCGCTATCTCGGTCACGCGCATTCCGCATGTGAAGCCAAGTAGCAGGACGAGACAATCGCGCTCTGGATGCCTGCTTGTGCCGTTGGTGACGCGCATTAAATATTTGATCTGTGCTGGTTTTAATGTTGTTGCTTGTGACATGCAGGCCTCTGAATAGAATGGGTTTGAACTGCATTCAGAGTGAGAGCCGTTCAGGCTCTTTTTCAAGCATATCGCACGCAAACATTGAGGTTCACGGAAAAGTCTGCACACGCGGCCAAGCCTCCCGCATCATTTCCGCATCAGCTGCGTGGCGGTCAGCTTTTTCTGCCACGTCTCTATATCTTTCTGTGCAGCGCTCGAGTAAGTCTGAGACGGTGCTGGCGTACTCAGCGATGGGGCCGCTGGAATTAGCGCCGGCGCCGGGCAATCTGGCGCGGGCGGTGGCGAGTTCGTTGCGCAGGCTGTTAGCAGCATGGCGAGTGCGCTCAGCATCAGCCCCGATTTGTTTCGATTTCTCTGTGAATTCATTATGTGCTTTCGCTAGTTGTTGGGCGTAACCTTGTTCGGTGTGACGTAGTTGCTCGCTCATGTTCTGTAGTGCCTGGGCGCGCAGCAGTTTGTCGGCATCCCAGGCGCTTTGCACTTCTGCCCTGCCCTGGTCTCGCACATGCTCCAGTGCTGCACGACTGCCGACCAGCAGCGCCGCCAGGGCAATGCCTATCAGCGCGAGTTTGATTTGCGCTCTCATGTCAGCACCTTCGCAGCCACGGCAAACAAGGCCACCCGCTCTGCCAGACCATTGGTGCCGCCATTGATTCGCTTAGTCACGGCCACCTGGTCGCCCTTGTCCGCCAATTCATTTAAGCCATGCGCAGACCAGAACCAGCCGGCAGACCTACACGCAAGCAAAGGGGTTTCCAGTAGTTCAGGGCGGTTGATCAAGTCAATCCCAAGCGCGGTACCGCATGCCTGGTAATTGGCGCGGCCTGTGATCTGGATCAGGCCACGCCCTTTGTAGCGCATGCCGTCGCCCGCCTGTGTATTGCCTAGCGCTTTGCGCCCTTCATAGGCAGCACCGCTGGCTAGCTCTTTCAGGTATTTCAGTTGGCCAGACTCATGCCCCACTTGCGCCAGGAATGCCGCCTGACGCAGCGGGGTATTGATATTAAACTCCAGCATCGTGGAGTTGAGCCCAGATAGGAACAGCACCGCACGTAGCCCGGCATACGGCATGATCTGGCAGAGTTGGTCGAAGGTCATAAGGCACCTCGTACATCGTGCACAATCGCCGCTGCGTCTTGCGCCATCTCGCCGATGTCCTTGCCTTTACGCACATCAAACCAACGCACAATGGCACCGAGTACCCACCACGCGGGCAAGCCGGCCATCACCATCAAAGGCGCCGCGATGAACAGAAAGCCGAAGGCCGGTTCGCTACCATACATCGCCGCGACTTCCTTGGCCGAATCGAACAGGCTGGGGAACCAGGAGCGCACGATGATCACCAGCACCGGCCCTAAAATGGTGGACGATAAAATCGTGCAGATAATCCTGACGAATGCTTCCTTGATGGTCGTGGGCCACATAAACATGAATCCTAGTGAAGTTGCGGCGGCCCCTGCCAATACGGGTACGCCAAAGATTTTGACTAACGCACTGCCCGCTGCTGTCGTTTCAATTGCCATGTGATCCTTGAAGATGTGAATTTACGTACAATGTGGCTCGCTGGCCATGCTCACTTACCAGGCAATCGCGTCTATCTGCTCGGCTGTAGTTGCCGCAGCCAATTGCTGTTTGAGTTCTTGTGCCCGCATAAAATTGACCTGACCTTGCGCCACCATCGCCATAAAAAACAGCTTCCAGACGCCGCTATCGGGAATTGGAATATAACTATTGTCGGCAGCCTTCCATGCCCCGCCCCATCCTGCCGGCATAGTGCCAAGTAGTGTCACTGCCCCATTGACAGACATGATGTCTTTCATGCTTAAGGGGTCTGCAGATACCTCTTTCCCGGCATAGATAAATACCGATGAATTGGCTTGCTCGCGCCATGCATTAATCTGTGCATTTTTCTGGCTACGCAATGCATCAATGCTCACCGACTCCGTCACTATTTGTGCACCGAAGGGCTGCAAAGCCGCATCCGACAAGGCATTCGGGAACGACACATGAGGATGAATGAGCCGGAAGTCCTGCTCATTCATGATTTCGGCAGTTGCTAGTAAAAGTATCATCGTCATATTTTCTTAGGTTGAGCTGTACGTGACTGATCCTGAGATGAATGCGGTCTGCCCAGTGGCATCAGTGATTGTGCAGTTTATAAAATAGGTTACAGAACCGATTTCAAAGGCTGTGAAATTGCGGCCGTTCGTAAACGTCGAGCTTGTCGAGTTCGTCGCTAATGTGGAGTTTGTCCACGCATAGGTGTACGGTGCGGTACCTTGGCTGATAGTGACCGAGCATGTACTAGAGACGAACTGTGAGCTGACGCTATTGTGCTGTACCGACGCGTTAGGGAAATTGCCTGTCGCCGTCAGTTTCGGCACGCCTGTCAGTAGAAACTTCCGCAGCAACCTCACTTCATCACTCCGTAAATTGTTTTCCCCGCGTCGGACGTCCAGAACAGAGCAAACGAGATACCCGCAGTCTTGAGCGTATAGCCACTGGCCGCAAAACTTGCCGCCAGCGTGCCATCGGCTTTCACCCAGGAAATCGCATCAAGCCATGTCGTTGTCACGGCGCCGAAATTAATTAAGTCAATCTGCATTTCGCCTGTGTAACCTGCCGCCGGCCAGCCAGTGAACCTCAGCATGACATTGCCAATTGCCGTGGCAGAGTAGTGCTGAGCTGTTGCATAGTCGAGTGCTACTTGCCCGATTACCGCGCCCATGGCTCTAAATGGTATCGGCTGCGCATCTTCAAAGCGTTGCGCAGGGATAGCGTAGTTTCCTGCGTGCATTAGTAATCTCCGGCGCGTTTTACGATGACGTTAAACACCTCTGCTTTTTCAGTCGCAGCAGCCAGCGACCAGCCGCTGGCCAGGATTAATCCCAGGTTGGATAGGGAAATAGTCCAGGCAGGATTGGTGGCACTGACCGTATTTGCGGGCACCTGGTATTCGCGCCACAAAGCGTAATTTGCGCCATTTTTCAAGAACAGGCGAACCATACCCGCCGTGGTTGTCACTTTTGCGGTGATATCCAGATCGTCAATCCGCGTACCTGCCGCACCAGCTGGCAGAACGTCCACAATGGTACCGGTACCGTCTCGTGCTGCATTTGCTGCGGATATAGCGGTAGCGGCAGTTCTGATGATTGTTGCAAAGTTTGGAGTCGCTGACATAGTAGTTCCTATAGAAAGTGTTGATACAACATGATGTTGCTTGCAGTCGAGCGGGCTTCTTCGACGTATCTAGTGATCGACCAATCACTAAATGTCCCGGTGCCGAATACGTCAAAAACATCGACTGCCAGTACGCCACCAGCAAAGCTCGTGACGACACCAAGCATGTAATTTGCCGTATTTCCCTTGTAGGCGATTTTTACGTTCATGCCGACAAAGAATGATTTTGCGGCCTGCGTCGCGATTGACTTGCCACCGATGGCAATCGACAACGAAGTCAGACTGGTGGCATTAGTGCTCTGCGCATCGACCGTAACAGCGGCGACTTGCGCAGCATCTGCAGCACTATTGGCAGCATTGACTGCCGCCGTAGTTTCAGCCGCTTTGCTGGTGGCGAGCGTTGCAGCATCATAGGCAATCACGGCGTTGTTATAAGTCACCAGATTGGACTGGTTGATCTGTGGCGTCATCGCTACTACGCCAGCGACATGACTGTCGGCGCGTGCATCAAAGTTCAGCGGGTCGCTGATACTGGGCGGTGGTCCTAAAGGATCGACTTGAGGGGGTAAAACAGGTGTGGTTATCATATTTCTTCCAATTCCAGAGAGACTCTTGCTTCCGTAGGGTGCCGAGCATTAATGGAAAACTTTTTCCAGATACCGACGATCAATAGCATTTCGAAATAGCCGTCCTCCGCATCGACTAAGCCGGCCCATACAGCGGGAACCGCATCGAGCGATTGCTTTACTTCGCGAATTTTATTGATACGGGATTTTTTGACGATCAAGGTTTGACTTGTTTTAGGGACGCTACGCCGCGGCACTAGCGTGGCATTGCCGAACTTGTCGCGATCAACCAGACTGAAATTGAGCGAGTCCCCTTCCGCCCCATACTCCACGTCGCCGATGTCCACCGCCGTTCCGACGACACAAGCCCCGCATTTCACGGTAGCGCCAGGGCCGGTTAAGGTGATCGTCATTTGGGCTCCGGTAAATGGCGGCAGGTCAAATAAAATCAGGCTCGGTTTAGTGGAGAACTCGCCCCGGTAAAAATCTGACCAGGACAAGGTCATGCGGTCACTCAGGTTTTCTACTCGGCTATACACCGTCACGCCTGCGACCCTTACTGTGATACTCACGCTAGTCACCAGGGCCATTCCTGTCAGCGCCAAGGCGTCAATGCGCTTGCCCGGAGCGATCACCACCGTCAGCGGAGAACTGGCGATGGTTTGACTATTGCGATATAGATCAAACATCGCTCTCTTGTTAGTAGGGCCCGCGTCTTTCCAGTTAACGAGATCGTCTTCGGGAGGGAGCGTGCCGGCGCCGGCCACAAAACGCTCATACTTGCGGCCAGTGCTGACCCGGATACGCACATCACCGATCACATAGTTAGCACCAGAGACCCAGGCAATCTCGGTGCTGGCCACATCCGGGACGGAACTACTCAGCAGCTGGGCCGCCCCGATATCGAGCGAGGGAATGACTTTCATCCTAAAACCTTTTCTGAACGCATCCCTTCACCATTCATCGTCACTCGCTGAATGTTGTCTTTCATCTTGCGCGTGTTCTTTTCATTCTCGATGGTGGGGGTAAGCAATTGATTAATGACGCCTTTCAACTGACGCACCTCTTCAATCAGGGCATTGACCTGATCATTGTTCCCGGCGCCCAGCATGGAGCGGGTTTGGTTAGCATTGAAGATCCGTGAAGCCCCGGTCAACTCAAGCTCAGGCTCAGGCCCACGCTCACCAACGATGCGCAGGCCACCACCAAAATCGCCACCACTGGCAAAGCCAGGGATTTTGACGCCATACTTGGTGTACCCTTTACCGGTCGACTCCAGGCTGGCAGCGGTCACCGCCCGGATGCGATTGAGCGCTTCCAGCGTAGGTGCCTGCTGCTCTGCCATGGCCAGCAGGGTTTGCGACAATTGCGGCAGGTATTTGGCAGCATCCTGATCGCCTGCCCTTGCTTGCGCGGTAGCGATCGCAAAGGCCGATTGCGCCCCCACATAGCTAGCCGCACTATCGCCGCTGACTAAGCCACGAATGCGTTTGACTTCGCCATATAAGGTATCGGTAATCGATTGCCATGCGGTGCTCAGTTGCTGCGCAGCTTGGCTTTGTGCTTGCGCGGCAGCAGCAGCGGCTGCCTTGCTCTCTTGCAGCGCCTTGATTTGCACCTTGAGCGCTTCGTTGTAGTCATACTGGGCAGTGAGCTTGGCCGCGTCAGAGACCGACATCCCCCCGGTGAGCTTGTCGAGCTCGCTTTTTCGAGTAAGGGCAGCCGCGCCGGCTAAATCCCCGTTCTCCGTCATCAGTTGCGCTTCGAGACTGGTTCTGGCGTCACCCAAACTCGACAGCGCACCCGCGACGCGTTGTGCCATCGCTGCGGTCGCTGAGGCCAGATCCTCTTGCGCTTTCTTCGCCGCAGTCGCTGCCTGGACTTGATCAAACAAGGTACGATTCGATCCGCCCAGGGCGCTACGTTGCTTATCGAGAAGCTGCGAAGACGTCATCGTCAGACTGTCGTACTGATCTTGCAGCGATTTGTGCTCGTTTAAAATATCTGCAGTCGATTTGATCGCTGAGGACGCGGCATCTGCGGCGCCGACCACCGAGGCAAACGCCCCGGACAACTTCATCAGCGCAGCGAAGTTCTTGTCGTCCCCGGCCGCTTTGGCCGCATCGACCATCGCCCGCAACCCCTCCCTGGTTGATGGCATGGTTTGGCCGGCAGCGGCAAACGCATCGCGTACCATGGCGGTACTCAGGCTCAGCTTTTCTGCATCGGTATAGAAATTGTCGTAATACTGAGCAGAGACAGTCTGCAGATTTTGCAAGCCACCAAAGAGCGTTATTAAGCCTTCAGCCGCCTTGACGCCATCGACGCTCACCGAGTAGGCAGAAAAGCCCAGCGCTTTCATTGCGGCGTTGGCAGCGGTCAAATCAGCGCCCAGGCGCACCATCGCAGCGGCTGCCCCTTCGCCATCCTTTTTTAAGGCGGAGAATGGGCCGAGCAGATCGGCGGCGATCTTATCGCCCACATCGGCAAACATCTTGCCGATGTTTGACTGCGTTTCGGCGGCATCTTTACCGATCGCAAAGCTCATCGCATCGGTCCGGCTCTTGATGCTGTCCGCGTTGAGGCCAAGCACTTTGGCATACTCCGCCGTCGAGGCTTTTAATGCGGAATAGCCATCGTTAAGCGATTTGAGCGTGGCTTTGTCTGAGTCTTTAACGGCGCTGGTCTGATTGTCGTAGGTACCACCGTGCGCAGTCGTGGTCACGGAATTGGCCAGGCTTCTGGTCCAGGTATCATTCCAGTCGCTAGAAAGCCAGCCACCATCCTGATGCGTCCCGGTGACGTTACTGAGATTATTGGTTCCCAAATTCCCGCGAATGGTCGTTCCGGTGGTCTGCATGTCTCCACTCATACCGAAGGCTTTTTTACCGATCGCATATACGGCCACGGCAGCAGCAGCCCATGGGGCAGCGGCGGCAATGGCTGCCATCCCGGACGAGAGTGCCCCTGCCACAGACGGGCCAACAACACCGGCGATACTCTCGCCAATGGCCAGCCCTGCCGCAGAAGTCAGTCCGGAGCCGGCGCCTGCGCCCATCAAGCCACCTGACAGCGAACCCAAAAAGCCGGTACCAAGCGTGCCGGCCGACGCCATGGCCGCATTGAATCCCTGATACAGGGTGGACCCGGCAGAGAGCAAGCTGGGCGCAGATCCGAATAAACTTCCGGACGCTCCTGTAGCGGCTTGCGCAGACGACATGCCTAGCGAACCGGTGATGCCGCCCATCACGCCCTGCACGGCCAGCTTTAATACCGTCGTCTTAAACAGATTACTTATTCCGTCTAAAAACGAGCGACCGAACCCTTTACCCGCTTCAAAGCCACGATAAAGGCTATCGGATAAGCCTTGGTAAATAGAGCCGATAAATCTCTTTGATTCAGCATCAAGCTCATCGAGGGCTCTTTTTGCATCATCGAAATCGGCTTGTTTTTTTGTGCCGGTGACTTTTAGTTTTGCCAAATTGCGCAATTCAGCGGCCTGATTTTTATATAGATTGTATTGTGTCTCGTCCAGATCTTTGTCTAGCTTCTTAATCGCCAGGCCATCAAGTGTCGTTGCCTGCTCTTCCAGCTTTGCTGCATCCAAGGCTGCGATAGCTTCTTTCGTTAAGCCTATTCTGTCGTTAAATTCTTGTTGTTGCGATACCTGCTCTTTAAGCTTATCTAGCCCTTCAAAAAGCGTGGCGACGTATTTCACATGGGCCTCGGTCGCCTTTAGAGTAGCGTCCTCATCTTTTTTGCTCTGGAGGTTAATTTTTTCGCGCTCAAGATACTTCTCCCTCAAAGCATTGACTTGCTGCTTTTCTGCTTCGCTGCCCTTGAGGGTTTTATTGATGAAATCCTCTTTGATCTTTGCCGACAGTTTTTCCGCTTCGGTCAACTTACCCAGGGCTTCAATATCAAGATTGGTCAGGGCAATTTTCTCCTGCAGCGATTTGATCAGGGTCTTGATCGGAGAGTCTGCGCCTGCACCGGCTTTAGGTGCCGGCTTGGTATCCTCATAGGAGTGGTTATCCCCAAAGAAAGACTGCGCCAGTTGCTGCTGGGCTGCCTGCTGCACCGCCACGCTGGAGCTGGCGTAGGCTTGCTGCACCTGCAGCGATTTGGCTTGATAGTCTGATTGGCGGGTCAGTGAGTCGCTATTGGACTTCGCATCTTTAGCTGCCTTGGCTTTGAGCCTGTCTTCATAAGCCTTTAAGAAGCGGTCGGCATGACTGGCCATGTCCACTTGTGATTGTTCATAGAATTTTTGCTCGTCCGCCAAAGCCTTGATGCGCAGCTTTTCGATCTGGTCCCACTGATCACTCATGCCTTGCGCGGTGGCTTTCTTGGGAAACTCCGGACTGCCATTGACTTGGAGATTAGTGAATTTCTTATTGATCTCGGTGCCGGCAGATTGATGTGCCGCCCAGTTGGCGACCATCTTGATTCTATTGAGGATGTTATCAATCGCGTTGGCGATACTCACAAACAGATGCGCCAGGTCTTCGCCCCAGGCCTTGAGTTCGCCATTCTTGGCCATCTCGTCCATTTCACCATTGGCGTCTTTTAAGTGATTGGTATAAGCCATCACCGCGATGGTGAGCACCTCATTGAAGACTTCGCCCTGCTTGACCTTCAGGTCTTCTGAGTAGCGCGTCATCGACAAGACTTGCTTGCCGGCCGTATCCATGGCCGCTTCGTAAGTGCCGGCGATGCCCTTGCCTTCGGCTAATACGGCATTTAAGACTGCCTGGGTCTTTTCATTCTGCGAGAGTTGGTCGGCGTTCTTGTGCAGGGTGGCGGCCATTTGCTTATACGACTGCTCCATGCTGACGTTCAGACCTATGGTGCGCAGCACGTCGGTCTGGCCGGTCTGGATGCCGTGGATCATGTGGGCGAAGGCTTCCGAGGAATTCATATTGCCGATCACTGCCGCGTCTTGTGCAATGCGTGCCAGCTTGGTTGATGCGCTTAAGTCGATATGGGCTTGCACCAGGCGCATGGTTTGCTGGCGGGACTCGATCATGCTGATGCCGGTCTTTTGCAGGGCCAGCGCATTGGCATCCATCTGCTCTTTGGTGTAGCCGGCGTTCTTGCCCACTACCGTCATGGCCGCGCCCAGGGTCTCAAAGCGGGCACTTAGCATGGCCATGTCTTTGATCTTGTCGGCGATCGCCAAGGTACCGAGCAAGGCAGAGGCGCCCAGCAGCGCGCTCTTGATCGCACTGCCGGCCGAGACCACCGTGTTTTGCAGATCACCCATCTTGATGGCGACCGTTCCCAGTTCACTCACTACCTGAGAGGTGCCGTCTACCGATAAGCGTATCTTTGCGTCTGCCATGCTTGATATCCCTTGTTAAGTCTTATTTTGTTGCGCTACCGCTTTAAGCACTGCGCGTTCCATCGCCTGTATTTCGGCAAACAAAATCTGCCGGTCGCGCTTCTTAATCCCCGCCATCTCCATGCACACCTGCACGCCCGGGTAATTCAAGTGACTCAAACCGCCCATGGGGTGCTGGGTCCACTGTGTCTGCAGGCTTTGCCAGAACTGGAACGTGGGCAGGCATTCTGGCCACAGCGCGAACGTCTCTTCGATGGCCAGCGGCTGCTCTGCCTGCAAGCCAAACGCCGCCAAGGCTTGCGTCACTTCGTCTTCTGGCGTGACTTCATCAGAATCAGACTGCGGAAAGCGTAGCTGGCCGAGCGCCATCAGCGCTGCGGCCTCCGCTAGTTTTTTTCTTTCGCGCCGCATTCCTTGAAGTAGCTGTTAAAGATCACGTGGGCGACACCGGCAGTGTCCAGCATCAGGGCCAGCGAATCTTCGTTAAACTCGGCCGGGGTGCCGTCCTCTTCCACTACCAGGGTCTGGCCGCTCCAGCCCTTGGCGACATTGCCGACGAAGTCGCGGATCTTCTCTTCCTTGTCTTCGATCTTGCCGGTGATCTCGCTTTGCGTGAGGCGTTCGCACATCAGGCTAAAAGCGAAGGAGCTCACCTTGCCGCCATTGTTGAGCTTGAATTTAACCGGCACCTTGACGGTGTTTTCTACTGCGAGTTTGTAAGTCATGATGGTTTTGCTTTCTTAGTGATGTGATGTGATGTGACTTGAGATTGGATTTTCAAATTCAAACAAAGGCCAGACGTAACTCGTCGTTACCGGAGCCGGTGGGCGTCGGCACCGCGCGCAAGTCATAGCCGCACAGGCGCGTGCCGTTCAGCTCGGATTTTTTGGGGTTGATCAGCTGGATGGTTGGGGCATGGATAATCAGCTTGCTACCGGAGACGGTACCGATCGTCAGCGCCAAGCTCTGCAGCGTATTGGCCTTCACACTGGCCATGAAGGCGACCTCTTGTGTCGCGGTGAGATCCAGCTCTATCGAGCCAGTGACATCGCGATCGGTAATATCGACACGCTCGGCACTGAGTAAAGCGCTGTAGCCCACCGCGTTGCCCATAGCCAGTTCCAGACCGGTACTGGAATAGACCGTACCACCGGAAAGCACACCAGCTCCGTAGGTCGCACCCAGGGTGATATCTACGACATTGGCCTTGGTCATCGCCACCGGCGCCTTCCATGCGGAATAGGTGCCGGCAGTGTTAGCAACCGACATCGTTCCATCCAAACCAGTGAACTCAAATTTCAAGGTCGGACGTTCGCCCACTTTGGCACTCAGGCTAAAGGTACCCATGGCACCGACCAGCTTATGCAAGACGCCATCATCGTAGTAATAGATGGTCAGGGTTTTGAGTGCCGTGGAGACCGGGGTATATTCGACGCGAGTCGGCGTAGTGAGAGACGCTTCGGCCAGTGCGCAGCCCTGGAACAAGGCGCTCATGGCCGGTGCGGTGGCAGCGGCACCCGAGCCAGCCAGCTCGACCGTGATGGAAACCTTGACGCTGGCAACACCGACCAGTTGTTCGGACGCGCCGAAGTAACCGCGGATCACGTTGCGGTCGACGTTCTTGGCATCAAGTGGCGTGATGCTCATCTCAGAAACTAAGACGGCATTGGCAAGGCCTGTGGGGGCGGCATCGACGCCAGCGGCCGTTTCGACCTTGGCAGTGATGACCGTATTACGGATGTAACGGGGCATAAGAAACTCCAGCGCCTCACGGCGTTAAGAATTAAGAAATAAAGGGTGCTCCAGCGCTTCACAGCGTTAAGAGCGAAAAAGGTATTAATCGGCTGCTGTGTCCACTACAACTGTAGGTGCAGGATCGAGCGACACCCACTGCCTGCCCGCTTCATCCCAGGTCCAGCGACCGCCCCCGGGTGGATTGCAGTCTGGCCCGGTTGGTAACGCAGGTATAGATTGTTTTGCCATGATTACTCCAAAGTTAAATTACTGGTGCGATGGTTGACGAGATAAATCAGCCTGACCCATCCGGTCTTTTGTCCTTGCTCGTCGTAAGACGGATCAAGCAAGGGGGCGCCAATATCAGCGACCAAGCCGCCTAAGGTCGTGTCTTGTGCCAGGCGGGCATACACCGCCTTCATCACCGGGTCAATCGCTTCGTCGCCTTTTAATGCTGTGCTTCTGGCGTAGCAATCGACTGCTATACGGCTGCGCCAATCAACTGGTGCGCCAGAGATGGCACCGGCATTGGGTTCTGATCCGTCAAACTGCACATTGACTGCGGTTTGCGTATCGCCATCAATCTGCCGCTCGCGCGCCTTAAACACCATACTGGCCACCGGTGGATCGAGTGAGAGCGCGACCACGAAGGCTTGCGTGATTTTAAAAAAGGCACTGCTCATGCCTTTTCCAATATCAAGGCCATTAAACCCGGTGCGTATAACTCTTTTTCTGCCACCAGGTAATTGACCGCCTTAATCGCTACTGCTCTGCCGATCACGCCCGCAGGTACCAAGGACGTTGGGATGATCAGTGAAGGCACCGTGTTTTCCATCCCCATCGTGCCAGACGTGCGTACATAGGCTTCATCAAAGATCACCTCAACAGGGCCAATCCCGGCAAAGTCGGCCATATCAGCAAACTCTGCTGTATTAAAAAACTGACGGAGATCTTCGATCATTGCCATGATTGCTCCTTAGCCTGCCACTTGCTTATCATCGCTCGTGTCGGCTTTAGCCTTCTTGCTGTAGGCTTCGGCAGCACCACAATCGATCAGGGCTTGCGCCGCACCTGTATCAATATCCTGGCTGTCGCCAACCATGTAGGCTTTGCCGTCATGCTGCACCGGTGAGAGAAAAGTGATTTTCATAATGGCTTAGTCAATTAGGCGATAGCGTTAGTAATCAGATAGCCGGCAGTGGCACCAGCGATCACCGGAGCGACCTCGTCAGTCACCGGATAGATCCAGCTCTTGGCATTGCGGTCGTAATACGGCTCTTCCACAAGCGCATAGCCTTCCAGCTGGTAGGTATAGCCATACGAAGGCTTGCCGCGGTCTGCCACACTGCCGATTTCGGTATAGGCCAGGATCACGTCCTTACCCCATACATCAGAGAAAGTACCCGCATCATCGGCATACACTGCATCACCGACAAACACTTTGGCGACATCAAACAGCGAGGCCAGCAACTCTGGCGTGGCGATATCGCGGCCGGTGTATTTCATGCGGTCAATCACTTTGGGATGCTGCTTCAACATCGCAAATACGGCGCCACCCATGACGACGGTATTGGGACGCTTGCCCGTCTTTTGGCGCACCGCTTCCTTGCCGACTTCTATGTCTTTGACCGGGTCACTGGTGCCGCTAAAGTCGCTCCACTGGCTAGTGCCCGACAAGGTGGTTTTATTCCCAGATCCATACGAGGCGGCGTTGCGGGCGGTATCGGCCTGTTGTTTCTCCAGGCGCAGACCGATGATGTTTTGGGTTTTATTCACGGTCACGCTACCGAGATCAATCCCTGGCACCGCTTCGGTTTCTTGTTGATTCTCGATAGGCAAAACACCTTCCAGGCTATGGCTTTCTAGTGCAAAGTTGCCAGATAGGTAGCCAAACTGCACGCGCTTGGTGTTTTGCCCTGGCGCGCGTGCCGTGTTGTAGAGCATGAAGTCTTCTTTGCCGAAGCTCAGAATCTTGCCACCGCGTTGCTTGACCGGCGCCCGCGGGAATAAGGCCGAACCGACAAACTCATTGTTTTGGTAGCCCTGCGCGATGCTGGAGAGAATAGGGTCGACGACGCGAGCCTGTGAGGGGGACATTTGAGGCATGATTTTTTCCTGTTCTAGTCAGTAAAAAGTTAATTGGCGATCAGCAGCACTTCGACCATCTGGCCGGCGGCACTGGCGGAACTCAAGGCGCGGCCTATCGTCACGCCCGAGGCTTTGGTGATCGCCCGCCCGGCAGCATCGAGCTCAAGTGCAGCATCAACCGCAATCGCCGCACCGGCTTCGACGATGGCAGTGCCATCAACATCGACCGGAATGCGCTCGCCGATGGCGGCATTGGTACGGGCAACGCCCAGGCAGCGTGCGCCAGCAGCCGGTAAGGCACCTAAGCCGGTGACCGCGCGCGCCTGCGTCAATGCGGTGGTGGCAACGACTGACAGTGTCAGTAAAGGGAGTGAACCTAAAGCCATGATGTTTCCTTCGCGTTCTGAAAATTGTGAATTAAATAGGCCGGTAAATTAGCGGCCACCCACGGCTTTATAGGCAGTCAGGTAATCGACACCGGGATTGGCTTTCATGTGTTCTTTAGCGCTGGCGTCCAGCGCGGCGCGCGTCATTGGCTGCTCCGTATCTGCAGCCAAGGCTGCGGCAGCGCTTTGCGGCACACTTGCCAGTGGTGCCGGTGCGTCATTGGCCAGTGCCGTGGCGGCTTGATGGCGCAGTGACTTTTCTGCGCTCAGTACCGCTTGGGCGGCATCACCCGGCGTGGTTTTACCGTCGAATTTGAGCGTATTGATCAGGGCATCGTGGCCGGGTATCAGCTGCGCTTCTATGCCCTGGATGCGTTCGCGCTCAGCTGTTGCACCTTCAGCGCGGAAAGCCGCGGCGATCTGTGGATGTTCGGAGGCGACTTGTTCTGCTGTTAGCATGGTGTTTCCTTTAAATTTAGATGAAAAATGAGAGGGTGAACGCGTCGTACCAGAGCGGTCGGTGCTGCGTTGACTGGTGCTCTTGGCGTGATCCTGGTTCAACTGCGCCACCAATGCTTCCACGGTGACGACACCATCAACTAGCCCGGCATCGATCGCTTGCTGGCCGATAAAGACACGACCATCGGCCATATCAGATAAGACCGTATCGGCACTGACACCACGATTGGTAGCGACCGCACTCACAAACAATGAATAGGTGTAATCAAGCTGATCCTGGATAGACTGACGCCCTTCCGCACTGAGTGGCCCGTATTGGCTGGCGATGCGCTTAAACTTACCGGCACTGATCTCTGTGGTGATGACGCCCTTAGCTGTTTCTGCTGCGCTGATATCTTTGTGCGAAGTGACGATGCCAATTGATCCAACTGAGGTGGTGCTGTCTGCGATATACACCTTAGATGCCGCACTGCCCGCCCAGTACGCGGCGCTGGCCATGGTGCCCGATGCCAAGGACACGATAGGTTTGACACTGCGCGCCGCAAAAATAGCATCGGTCAGTAACTGGGTACCATCTACCGTGCCGCCCGGGCTGTCGATAGACAAAATAATGCTGTGTACTGCAGGGTCATTTAACGCCGCTGCCAGATCATTCTTGAGCATCTCAGAACTGGTACCGCCAGAGATTTGGCTAAACAGATTCATCTTCTTGGCGATCACGCCCTCTATAGTCAAAATCGCGACGCCATCGACGATATCGTAAGCCTTCGCAGTATTCGCTAATGGTCTGCCGAGACGCTGTTCTACTGCCGCCACATCGATCTTATCGCCCCGTAAATGGGTGGCGTAGATAGACTGGATTTCCAGTAGTTTGCCAGGCTCGATAGCCCAGGGGGCGGTGAGTACGTCGATCAGTTTCATCTGCAACTTTGGTGATTGAATGTCCTCAGTTTACAAAATTAAGTTGTCTCAAAATAGGGCAAGAGTGAGACTACTTTTAAAATTATTCAGATGTGTCTTTTGGCGATGAAGACAGTGAAGCAGTTGGCGAAGGAACTGGCGCAGGCGAGCCGGCTGGCGCGATGTAAATGCCGTCACGCTTTTCTGCATTGATCTCTTTGACGCGCTGTTCGTGCTTGACTTCCCACTCCACGCCATCAAGCAGTATGCTTTCTGCCTGTTTGGTGCTGATGCCCAGGTTGACGCGTTTCTCTGCCGCTTCCACTTCTTTGGCGGGGTCGATAGAGCCAGGGCCGTCACCGGTCCAAATCGCTGCGCACCATGCCGCCTTGACCACGGGGTCGGCAAAGAAGCCGGGGCAACTCACGCGCCCTTGCGCCACTTCGTCTTCCAGCCATAGTTCAAACACCGGCTGGCACAGGTACGTCGCGAGAAAATCACGGCGACTGCGAAACATTTTCCACGCCATCAGCAATGCAGCGCGCGCAGCACTGTAGGAGCTTTGAAAGTGCATGGTCAGCACCTCAAACGGCAGCTCTAAAGCCATACCGATCTGGCGCACGATCGCCTGCCAGAAAGGATCAAACTGGGCATTCGGCCTGCCGGGGTTACTGCTCTCTATGCTCTCGCCTGGCAGCAGATTGATCGCCTGCCCGGATTCCATCTCGCCCGACCAGTTGGAGGATTTATCGACGATCGACCTCTTAGTATCGTCATCAAACAACGTGTCATAGGCTTCCGGGTCCATCTTAACGAAGACGCTAAACAAGCCGCTAATCACGGCAGCATTGAGTTCAGCATCGGTATAGCGTTGCAATTGTTTCAGGGGTTCTAAGATCGGAGAGATCACCGGCACGCCGCGTAATTGATTCGGGCGTAAAGGTTTAAACAGGTGCAGCACATTACGGCGGCCGGTGCTGCTACCGCGCGCGGCTACCCTGTCCCACACTGTCTTGGTTTGCATATCAGCCGGGTGCGATCGTGCCACGTGATAGGCCAGCGTTTCGCCGGTGCTGTCGGCCAGCTCTATGCCATCGATCAGTTTGGCACTATCCATGCCGCGATTCGGGTTGCAGACCCGGTCTGCCTCTATCAATTGCAGGGCAAGTTTGGCACTGCCACCGGCGCGGGTGATGCGCGGCGTCAGCACAAAGCTGTCGCCCGATTCCAGCATGGATCGAAACGCCAACTCTTGTATGCCGTAAAAATTCATGCGGCGCCCCAGGTCGCAATCGAGCGAACTAGCCCAGGCATTAAAACGCCGCTTAACGTCGTCTTGCCATGCTTCAGCGGCGATATCGCTCAAGCCCAGATACTTGGCATCAATCGAAGGGGTATAGGTCAGGCCGGTACCGACTACGTGGCTGACCATCGTATTCAAGGCGCCGAGTGCCACCGGCGCATTGCGCATCTGGTCACGGCTACGGCTGCGCAGCATTGGTAGATCGCGGATGATATCGGTATGCGGCGAACCTGCGGTCGGGTTCCAGCGACTTAACGCTGCCCTGTCGCTCTTGGCACCGGTATAACCACCAACCAGAGCCAACTGGGCGCGTGAGGCAAGGCGCTGTGCAGCTAGTTTGGGAGAGAGATAGGCAATCGCCTTGTCTAGCAGATTTTGCTGCACCAGAGGATTGACGGGGTCGTGTGCTTGGCCCATATCAGCCTCCCAGCACAACCGTGCGGCTACGACCGCGACCGTTGGCACGCAATTGCAATGCGCCTACCCGGTTGCTCCAGATCGTGATGCCTTCCTGAATAAAATTGAGATGAGCGCGGGTGAGTTTGCGACCGGCTATCTCATAAGACTGGCTACCGAGTACGGCAACTTCTGCCGCCATATAAGCGTCCAGCTGCGCCTGCGCTTGCGCGAGTGTGATTCCTGCCATGTGAACTTCTCCTTGTATGGGAGAAGTATAAGAAATTGAGTTGTCTCAAAATAGGGCAAGAGTGAGACTAGTTTTAGCGAGAGATGCTTAATTAAGAATTTTTTTTGATAACAAATTTAATTTAAAATCAAAAAACATTGCTACTATGAAAAACATTTTAATATTTATTTTTTCTGTTTTTAGCGTGGATAAAAATTTGGTCTCCCAAAAAAATTCTACTACCAATAAAAAAGGTTTAAAAAGTATGGATAGTATTCAGTACACAAAACGATTCGTGGCCTTTCTCGATGTGCTTGGATTCAAAGAGCTCGTAACAAGTCGTTCTGAGGAAAGCAAAAAAAAAATAAAGAAATATTTTGATGCTGCGAATAGAGTTATTGAAGAATTGAAGAACACTTCTAGCAAACGGAATATCGGCTCGATCGTAATCAGTGATTCAGTGATTTTAACTGTGGAGTGCCCAACCAGTCCCGAAGAAGCAATTTCTCAACTTCGACATCTTTGTATAGCTGTTGGCATTTTTCAACAAGCATTGGCTGTGGAAGGGATTTGGATTCGAGGAGCGATTACCTGTGGAGAAAGTTATTTCTCAGATGACCCGGTTCAAATTGTAGGTCCTGCCTATGTAAAAGCTTATCTACTTGAGGAAAGCTTAGCCATATTCCCAAGAGTAATTTTAGACACTTCTGTGATTACTGAATTAGGGTTTCAATACGCTCAAGAATTCACTGATTCGATTAATCGCAAAAATAGTGGCGGTTGCCGATTTAGCAATTGGGGCCCCAATATTTTATTTGACTGGTCTAACAGAAAGGAAAATTTACTAATTAAACAGGATTCCCCTCTATTTATTGATTATTTAGGTTCACTAATTAATAAGGAAGAGATTGAATTGTTAGAACCCATTCTTATAAACATTAGGACAGATTTATACAAAGACGGTCATATATATAACAAACACAAATGGACTACTGATTATTTTCACTCAGCGTATTTTCAAATTGGTTACCCATATAACGAACAAAGCAGTGAAATGCATGAATCAAAGACACACCATGGAATGATCCATAAATTAAGAAATATGTAATTAATATTCAAATTTCAGACATTAATCAATGCGAAAATAAAAACACTGAAAATATCATTATTACTTTAGCGTTATAAAATTTATTTACCTATAAATAATCTCAAATACACCGACATGGAAAATTATCAAAAATCTAGCCTTTGGCAACAAGCGTTCAAAGATCGCGCCGATGGTTTAGATGAGCAACGAAAATTGCTGAGCAGTGCCTATATTGAGTTTCGCCATCGAGTAGCATTACTTGTTTCACAAATACATAAGGACATGCCATCCTTAACGGTACATGACATTACGCATATCGATGCGTTGTGGTCGACCGCTTCCGAAATCGCTGGCCCCAATTATCCATTAAATCCGACCGAGGCTTTTGTTCTTGGTGGCGCATTTCTATTACATGATGCGGCACACTGCATAGCCGCATTTCCCGGCGGAATAGCCGAAATTCGCGCATTGCCAGAATGGGCTCAATTTTCGGCTCTGGCGAAGGTAGACCCATTGAAATTAGAACCTGGCTCGCCACAATTTCAGCTCGTCTTATTCAATGTGCTTAGGGCGATGCATCCAAAGCATGCGCGAACATTAGCAAAACTTCACTGGATTTCGCCCTGTGATGCGAGGCAAATGTACCTCCTTCCACAAGATGAATTGCGTGAGGCATTTGGAGATTCCATTGGTCAAATAGCAGAGAGTCACTGGTCGTCGCCGCACGAACTTGAAGCACTTGGTTCTCAAAAAGTAAATTCCCCTACCTGCCTATCTCCAGCAACATGGACAGTAGACATCTTAAAACTAGCAATTTTACTACGTACCGCCGATGCGGCTCATATCGATGCACGAAGAGCTCCAAGGTTTTTGTGTGCATTAGTCAAGCCCGACGCGAGTTCGCTTCCGCATTGGAAATTTCAAGAAAAAATGCACCAAGTAAAAGTAGACCAGGAGCGAAATGAACTAACGATTTCCGGCTCACCATTTTCTCAAAAAGATCAAGATGCATGGTGGATGGCATACGATACGAGTCAAATGATTGATAGAGAGTTACGCGCGGCAGATCGAATTCTTTTGGACTTAAAGAGACCACGATTGACGGCACGCTCTGTCGCATTTTCGTACACTCCAGAGCTCTTTGCAAAAAATGTCCCGACCGATGGTTGGAATCCTATTGATGCAAGTATCAAAATTACAAATATCAAGTCAATGGTAGAGCGTTTTGGAGGTGAAAAACTATATGGTAATGACCCGTCAGCAGCATTGCGCGAGCTTCTTCAAAATGCCGTTGACGCGGTTCACGCATGTCGCGCGCTCGAAGGATTAGGCGCAGATGAAGGTGAAATTGAGGTTGCTGTCGAGGATGATCCGGACGGTTACTGGTTGCATATTTCTGACACAGGTATAGGCATGAGCCGTTATGTTTTGACCGAGGTTCTTCTCGATTTCGGTCATTCACTTTGGCGCAATAACGATTTACGTGGAGAATGGAGCAGACTACTAACAACTGACTTTGAGGCAATTGGCCAATTCGGAATTGGCTTTTTCTCGATTTTCATGCTTGGCCAACAAGTTCGCGTACTCACATGCCGCTATGATCCTAAAGAAAATGAGCCTAATCAATGGTTGCTTGAATTCTCGAAAGGCATCGATGAACGACCGTCTTTACGAGCTCCGCGAGAGAATGAAAAACTGAAGCGACATGGAACAAAAATATCGGTATTACTTAGCAGCGACAAATTCGCAGCTCTGCGTAAGTTGAACAATAACTCCGGAAACTTACCTGATAGTCTTACTTTCGCTGAAACATGCATTCGCTTAGCACCGGCACTCGATGTAAATTATTTTGTTCGTATCAACAAAGAGCGACAGCGACTTCTAGAAGCTAATGATTGGAAAACGATATCAGCTCTTAATCTTTTGAAACGAATCTCTCCTCACCATTATGAACATATTGACGAAGAAAAATTTGGTGAATGGAGCCACGTCGGCAGCATCAAGACCCAGACTGGTCATCTTGCTGCTCGGTGTGCAGTCCATGCTGGTGGCGAAGTTGGAATTGGTGTGGTCAAAGGATTATTTGCTGGATATATCGATGGAATTGCGGGGATAATATTTTGCAATGCACAAACAGACTTAGCACGCAAAACGGCAACTCCAAATTTACGGATACCTGATTTAAAAATCTGGGCGAATAATCAAAAATTATTAATTCTAGAACACCGCCAAATTTTTCAACATATAAGTGTGATGCTTGCAAATTTTGGAGCCGACTACGACCAATTAACTATTGGAAATTTGGGGGGAGTTCCAATCACATATGAAAACGCAATTGCCGAATTAAAAAATATGAGATCAATTAGCATAGTCCATGGTGGCGTCTATTTTGAATCTTATGATGACGTGCGCGAGGAAGAATATGATGATTCCTTCGAAGAAAGCGAAAATCTTTTTGAAATATATAATGAACGCGTCCCAAAGTGGCTTCCGTCCATTGATCAATATGAAGTCACGCGCGATAGCCATTCGATTCAAGCCGCACTTAAATCTGCTTTAAAAATTGCGTGGGGAACGTTTGAATTGACCGAAAATGTATCAAGTATAATTGGAGACGTAGAAGGCACGGACATATACCGAAAATGCACTTCTGCGACTAGAAAAGTGTAAATTGAAGAGTAAACAACCTTAGGCTCATTTTTAACATTTATACATTTGTATGGAACTATGTTTGACTTTTAAGACTGGCCACATTATCACTTCCATTTTTTGTGATACTGCTTCAGCCAGCCACCCCATTTGCGAGTGACTGGCGGAGTCAAATTCCGAATTATCCCCGTTTCATCAACCGATACAAAGTAGCCCGACTAATACCCCGCTCCGCCGTAATTTTATTGCTATCCTTACCCGTCAAACCATCTGCAAAGATGACTTTTTTTGTTTCTTCGTTCAGTCTATTTTTCTTCGGGATGTAGACCCGTCTGCCGCCGTATTGATCGCAGATTTTTCGTTCTATGATGTTGGCAGTAACGGCATCAAAGCCTTCCGCTTTACATGCGGCTAGCACCAGATGGACGATGTCCGGATATTTATCGTCTGTCATACCCTGCCCCTGCGTGTGCCCACCAGGGAGATCCGGCCGCCAGCGATCAGGGATTCTTTTGGCTTTGTCACTGCCGGTGTGGAGGTGTTTGGTGTAGTTGGTGCCGCACTCCCAGTCTGATCTTGCGGCTGCTGCGCTTGTGCGCCCTGCTCTGCCTCTAACAATACGAACATATCCTGGTTGAGTGGGTTGAGCTTTTCCCTGAGTCTTTGCCATTGACCTTCAGTGCGCTTATGCAGGCCGAGGTGATAGGCGGCGGCCAGATTGTAGACCATGAGATCGAGCGCTTCGTTGCGGTCTGCCTGTTTCTTTTCCCATCGGCTAACTTTGCGGCCGTTTTTGTACAGGCTGGTGCGGTATTCGGCCGTTAATTGTTTGTAGTAATCCTCGCTCAAGTCCTGCGAGAAATGCACGGCACCGGCACCATCGCCGCGCTGCCAGCGACTGGCCAGGTAATCTTTCGCCGTATCGGTACCGATAAACCAGAGCTGGGCCCCACGCCTTTCAGTCTTACCTCGGAAGGTGATGTCAACGATGGTGGGCTTGGCGCAGAGTATTGGCCGGTCCGGGCGTGATGCGCCTTTGATGGCAAAGATGTTGCGGTGCTTTTTGCTATAGGTGAAGTTGTAGACGTCTTGCGTATGCGAGCCGCCAGAATCGACGAAGGCGGCTTCAATCTTCATCATCTGGCCGCTGGCATGGCGATAGGTGTTTTTCAGTAGCTGGTCAGCCTTTTCCCAGGTGGCGTCTTCTGCCGGTGAGCTGAGGATGACCTGGTAATCGATGATCCAGCATTCCATGCCCTCGCCCCAGGCGACTACCTTGAGCTCTAAGCGATCGTTTTGGGTATCGATGGCGGCGGTCAGTATCAAGCCCTGCGCTGGTACGCGGCCCAGATTGTAGGGTTCCGCTCTGGCCATCAGGGCATCGTATTTGGTTTGCTCTTTGGATCTTTCCCAGCAGCGTGCCAGGCGCGTGTTGTAGAAGGCGATCATGCTTTCTTCGCTGCCTTCGTCTAACTTCGCCTTGGCTTTGCTGTATTCACGCAACAGCGCGATCCAGGGCAGCCAGCCGTAGGGCAAGAACATGGCGTTGATGGTGAAGCTGATGGTTTCGCCATCGCCCTCTATACCGTCCGACCATAGGCCGTTGATGAACATGCGGCTTTTATCGGTTTCGGTCATGAACTCGCCACAGTCTATGCACGAGTACAGCGCGCTCTGGCCGTCTTCTGCCAGCTGCAGGCGTTCAAACTCTAGCGGTTGGGCGTGGCCGCAGTGCACACATTCTGCTAATGCCACGTGCTGGGTGCCGCGCAGGTAGAGCTTTTCAATGATAGATTCACCGGCAATCGTTGGTGAGCTGGGGTAATAGGCTTTGCGGTTACGCTCGAAGGTGGTCTGGCGCGCTTCTGCAAGAGCGACCGGATCGCCCTCGCCGTTGACGTTGGCTTCGGCACGGTCGACTTCATCAAACAGCACGCGGCGTGCCGGCACTTCGGACAAGTTGGCGGCGGCACCGGCGGTAACGATGAACAGTGAGCCGCCTATGTATTCTTTGGTATCCAGCGTATTGACCGAATCACGCGAGCGCGGTGCCGCGACACGCTCGACCAATTCTGGTACTGCCGAAATGGTTTTAGAGATACGGGTGCTGGTACGCTTGGCCAGCTTGCCGGTCGGCAGTATCCATAAGAAATTAGCCGGCGACTGGTGCACGCTGCAGGCGAACCAGTTTAAGCCGACCTGCGTCTTGAGCATCTGAGATGCGCCCATCAACGCCACCCGTTTGCAGGGGTGATTATCCGACAGGGCCAGCATCACCTTGCGCGCATGTGGGGTGCGGCTGGTGCGGTACTTGCCGTACTCATTCGCGCCAGAATCTTTGGGGATGATCATGTATTCATCCGACCATTGGTCGACCGTCATGTTTGGATCAGGCTGCAGACCGCGCGCGAAGGCGGCATCAACGATGAGGTGGCCGGGCGTCATAAGCTCTCCCCTACTTGATCGGCGCTGGCGCCAAGTTTGGTGGTGACCCGATGCGCCATGCTTTCTAACAAAGCGCGGTGTTCTCTGTCGATCACGGCCTCGCAATCTTCGGCATTCGGCAGGCCCGCGACATCGGCAGCGATACGCCGTGCGCAGTTGGTGAGGCCATCCCGCATGGCGCGGGCGATTTCAAAGATGGCGGAATCGACCTCGGTCTTTTGCAGGTACTTGCCCCGCATCTCGGCTTCTTTCATCTCGGCGATACTGGCCTCGGCCGCCTCACGCTTGGCGCGGCTTTCGTCATAGTTGGGAATGGCACCTGTTTCCGCTACTGGCGGCACCACATCGGCTTTGCGTTTGCCGTTCGCACGGGGTCTGGTATGCCGGTGATACAAGATCGTGGCGTACTCAGCATCGACCATGCCATCAGTCAAAGCGATCTCGCAGCGCTTTACCGCGGCATAGCCCTGCTGGCGTGAAATGCCCAGAGTTTCTGCCCATTTTGCTACTGTTGTAAGGTTTGCCATCGTGAATAATCAGAGTCAGGTTAAGTGTAAGGAAAGTGCCAGACCACTGGCTAGAAAAAAATCGGGGTTAGAATTACCCTTGCTGGAGCGAGCCCCGGAAGTACCTTGATAGGGGGGGCTGGCATGCTGGCAGACTGGTCGGCATCAGATCAGGCTCCCTTGGTTTCTCAGAAATGCGGTGGCGATCGCCTTCTCCAGTTCTTCATCAAAGATGACGGGCAGACGCTTGGAGTGGATCTGGTCTGCCACCTCAAAGAACTTAAAGCGCGGTTTGTAGTTGACCGATGCCGTGAAGATGAACACCGGGCGTATCGCCGAGCCATGCGCAAACATGCGCTTGAAGTAAATGCCTGGTTTGAGATTGCCTAGCTGCTTGGCGACCGCAAAGTAAGTCACGCCCTGGCGCCTGACTGTGCGCTTGGATGCAGCGCTATTGCTCTTCTTGCTGTCATACCCACCACCACGCTGCACCTTGAGCTGCGACATGATCTGCACGATCTGGCTGCGCTTGACGTTACCGAAGGCATCGAGCTGCGCTCCTGTCGCTGGTACTGCGAACTGCCCGCGCTGCATCATGCCGGCAGACTGCAGGGCTTTCTCCATGCTTTTTAATGCGCGGTCACCACCAAAGATTTGCGGCTTGAGATAGCGGTCCGCTGGTGTGCCCTTGTAGGTCGCATCCTTGAGCCAGACAAATGACTCAAGCGTACTCTTGTTGGCAGGCTTCACGTACAAGCTGTTCAAGGTGTAACGGGTGGGCCGATCAAAGCTGCGGCTAATCTCAGCCTTCAACTCAGTTCGTACTTCATTGGCTGTTTTGGTCAATGCCACCGCCGCCGCAAACTGGCCCTGCCGGCCTAACTCACTGACCTTCTTTGCCACGTCGGCGAAGTTGCTTGATACGTTGATCTTCATGCAGGCACCCCTACCCCAAGCGCCTCGTGTGCCATCTTGGCGGCCATGATCGGCACGCTCTTATCCCCCTGGCTTAGCTTTTCATCCAATTTACGCGCCCAGCGCTTGTGATCAAACGCGGCATCTTCCTTCTTCCAAGTTGCGCGTAAGTCGTTGACGACCTTCTTGGTCATTTCGGTATCAACAATGGGCGAATACTCCAAACCCAGCGTGATATCCGGGATAGGGTCCCAAGCGCCTTTTGCTATTTGCTGCGTCAAGGCAGACTCCCAGCGCGCCTTGATCTGGCCATAGGTCTGCATCTTCAAGTCATACGCTAAGGAGACCGCCGCCCAGAACACTGCCAGACTGCTCCACACACCCGGCTCGCCACGCTCACGTTCAGCCAAACCGCTGACCGCTTCCTGGTAGGCTGCCATAGGCTCAAGCACTGGACGGCATGCGATCAGAAATTCCGAGATCGAAGGCGGCCATGCGTACAAACGGCGGCATTCCCTGATGCCTCGCTTCACTTCGTTAAACGTCAAAGCTTCTTCCTCAAACGCTTCGACCCAGCTTTCGCGCCAGTTGGTGATCGACTGCACATCGGGGAAATTTGCCCGCCATTTGTGCGGGTAAGCGCCGTCCATCCGGTTGTACAAATGATCGATAGAGGCAATCCCCAATGCCGGATGCACGGCAAACCAGTCTGAAATTGGCTCAGTGCTGACGGTGACGTGGGCGAGCTGGTTCATTGCGCCACCCGGTTGCGGTTGACGTGTGCCGTGGGATTAAATTTGGTGGGCCGCAGTTGCGATACGACGCCGCGTGGTGCCATGCCGACCGCACTGACGTTGAGCTTGCCCGCTTCGTTGTTCCAGCGTTCGAGAATTCTGAGGATATAGCCGAGACCAACCACCTCCCCTGGCTTAGACGTGGCCGCCTCGGCACATGCCGATAGCATGGTTTCTGGCGTGACGCCCTGCTTTGCCAGCTCGATCAATCTCGGGTCGCCAGATTGCGAACGGATGCCAGCCGATCTCAAAGCGATGCTCAGATTTGCCGCTGTGACACCGTGCGCGCTGTTGCTTTCCGCTTGCGGTGCTTGCTGCACTTGCCCTGGTTGATCTGCCGAGGTGTTTGCTGCTGGGTGTTTCTGTTCTATTCTGTTCTGTATCTGTTCTGCTTCTGTTCTGTTCTGGGGCGTTACTGTAACGTTACAGGGTGTTACATCAGTTGTTACCGCCTGTTTCTCCGCTGCTTTTTTGTTTGCCCGACACTTGGAAACCCGCTCCCTGCTTGAGTCTGAGACAAATTGGCGCTTATCCCAATTGAGCAAAATCCAGTTCTCATCGACAAAGCCCTTGCGGACAAAGATGACTTTCGATGCAGCCAGATCTTCTTCACTGATACGCAAGGCAAACGCTATCTCGTCATCGTGTAACGTTACAAGGGTGTTACTGCAACGCAGGCAAAACAGCATCATCAGGCGCCGCTGATTCACCTCCGACATGCTCTGCACTTTAGGGTCAGAAGCAAACTCCCCATACATACGAAACCAATCCATCACACCACCTCCACTTTACCAAGTCGATTCAAAAATTACCTTACCTACTAATGCCTGGCGCTCACGTGCAACACCTTACCCACCGTCTTGGTCGCGGTCTTGGTGGCGGCAATCGCCGCATTCACCACGCGCTTAAAACGGCTCAGTGACGCAATCGCGTCTGAGACTTCTTTCTCGGCTTTGAGCAAGGCCACCGTGTCGGTAGAGTTATTTAGCTGGGCGACAGACTGCACCGCCTCCGAAGTCTCTTTGACGATGTCACATAGATGGAAGTTGACGTTCAAGGCGTCGCTGTCCGCCACATCGATGCTATGCACCGCCAGTCCCAGGGACCGGTACATCTCATTCATGCACGACGCGCGGTACTCCAGCGGCAAGGCCAGCAAGATCGACTTATGGAAATTAAACGGTAGGAGATTGTTTTCTTTGCTCTCGTCATCAAGCCAGCGATAGACGCGGTCGGCATTGACCTTCATGCGCTCAAAGGTGTCGCGCGTGTTTGGCTCAAAGCGAATGTTCGAGGCAATATAAAAGCCCGCTTTTTCATGGGCCTCGACCACCACCTGCACGGCAGTCTCTCGACTAAACCCGCTCGCTTTGCGCCAAGCATTAAAGTGCGTCCGAAGGATGGCAATATCAGTGTGCGATTCGTTCTGCAT